GTTGTCGGCGGTGGATTCACGACGCCACATACCGGGAATACAACCCTTAAGCCAAGTGGTGGGCTGCGAATGGCGGCCAACCCAGCAACTCGTGGCACGATGAGGGCGCTTGGCAATACGCTTCGATTTGCAGGACCTACAACTGTTGGTGTCTTAGGTCTACTCAATGCCCTTGGAGAGCTCGAGGACGATCGCCCCGGAGAGACCAAAGGCAAGAACATTGCAGATGCAGCAGGCATGGGACTTGGCACTACGGCCGGTGCGGTCCTCGGCGGCGTCCTCGGCGCACCCCTTGGCCCTTTGGGCGTTGTAGGGGGTTCTACTCTCGGTTCCATGCTTCTAGGGCAGGCAGGCAGGGCTGCGACCGGAGGTCTCTACAACCTGTTTGACGATCCCAAGGCGCGCGCAAAGAAAGACGTTATTGAGTCGATTGAGCAAGGTCTAAAGCTTCAATACGATGCAGCGCTGCTCCAGCAGGGTCTAGAGGCCCGCGCAGCTAACGACGCCTTGCAGCGCGCCAATGAGGCGAACTTCTACAACACTGCCAATCAAACAGTGCTGAACTCTGGCGCTGTGGCAAACAACATGTTGGCCAACATTGGGAATCTTCTCTGATGGCATTTTCAGTTGCTTCTAATTACGCGGCAAGTTTCAGGCCTATGAGCCCTGCTCCTGGGTTCTCTCAAGTCAAAAGTGATCTTGCTGCTAATTACCTGATGCAGGTGCCCATGCTGCGCCAGCAGATGGAGATGTCGCTTGCTAAGCAGGCTCTTGCAGAAAAGGGAGCTAGTGATCGGCTGGACATGCGTTTGGATGCCGAAAAAGAAGTATTCGATAAGCGATTGAGCGAAGGTAAGAAAGCCGCATTATTGGCTCTCGCTGCGCAGGGAGGATCAGGCGGTCAGTCAAGTAAGCGGTCTTCAAAGCTCAGCCCACTGCAGCAGTTGGTTGCTTATGACCGATTGCAAGGAAACCTGGAAGCGACGGATGATGCGCGTGAAGTGCTTCAAAGCCAAAGGATGAATGAGCAAATCAGAAATGCACTTGCTGATGATTCTGTTTTCAATCAAGCCACCAAGGCGATTCAGGGGCTAAACACGATGGTGAGCCCTGAAAGCATATTGCCAGAGCAAACTAAAATTAAAATACAGGCAGATCCACAGTTCGCCGATTTCCTAGGCAAGAGTATTGAACAAGCCTTGCCTCGCTAATATCAACTGAAGGAGCTTAGAAATTATGGACCTTGGCAAGCAAATAAAAAGGCTCTTGGAATACATGAGCCCTGAGGAGGCTCAAGAGTTTCTTGAGAAGCAACGACAGCAATATGACACTATAAAGTCAAGGTCAGAAAGTGACTTCGGCAATTACCAGCCCAAGCGAGACCTAACTTACTACACCGGGCTGTCGGATCTCACGTTCGATGGGATTCAGCGAGGCGCTGATATCCTTGTAGATACAACAGATAAATTGCAGCCTTCAGCCGAGCAGCAAACAACGCGGGCCATCCGGCAAATGCAAGGTGCAGCTGATGCCCGCAATCAGGTTCTGCAGCCGCAAGGAGCGCTGAGAAAAGACATGCTGCAAATGTTGATCGCTGATAACAAAGATCAACGAGATAGCCAGAAAAGTGGCCTGATGTTCGATCGCATTCTGCGCGGCGCCGCGCTCGTTGGAGCGATGTTCTCATGAGTAGGTACACCAGAAGGCAAAACAGAAGAGATGCACGACGCAGGGCGCAGCAGCGTCAGCGACGCAGCCAGCGACGCAAGAGCCGGGCAGACCAGATTGGCGGAAGGATGGA